CTCCGGGTTTACATTTCTCCCTTAGTCTTAGCATAAGATTAAATCTTTTGGCTGGTGGAATAAACATTAAACATAAAAATAAAACAGATAAATCAAAATCTTTTGCAATAAATGTTTCTGCTTTGCTGCATATTATTTCGCCCGGTGCTTTATACAGTTTTATCATTTCTTGACTTGGTTCTATGCCAATAAAATGTGCATTTCTTTCTTTTAAAATTGGTGCTAATGCTCTGCCAATGTTACCAGTAGATGCACCAAAATCATAAACAAGACCATCTTGAGGAATATAATGTCTTGCTACATGAAGAATTGCATTTGTAGCTAAGTCATACCAAGGAAGTTGTTCTCGTACATGACGATCAAAACCTCTTGCAACATTAGAAGTTTCAAAAGACCAGTTTGTAGGTATGTCCATTTAATGTAATCCAGTAAGAGGATCTAGGTCTTCATTTGTGATGTCATACCATTTATCATAACCATCAAAATCTTTTAAAAATTCATAGGTTCTTTTATCGTATGTTGAGTAAAAAATCATACCGTGGTAAGGATCTGAAGGAAATTTAATTTTTAACATTTCTCTAAAATATTTTTGGCAATAGTTTCAGCAACTTTGGCCATCATAAGTGGTGGTACAGCCCTACCGACTCTTTCCCACTTTTGGTACAGATTACCATGCAAAATAAAATCGTCAGGAAAACTGCTGATTCGTTTTAATTCTTGAATTGTAAACAAGCGAGGTTCTGACCAATGATATTTATCCATAGTTCCTTGTACAACAGTATTAGCAACACGAAATGGAGATTGCTTTACATGAGAAAAAAATTTATTTTGACCAGTAAGCTTTAATGCTGCTTTATAAAATTGATCGCCGGGTTTTGTTAGTTTCCATAAACGATAAGTTTCTGTATTTGGATCAATGTGTTTATATTCGTTAGATTCTTCAACACCGATAAGTGCTTCGCCTACAGAATATTGATATTTAATTGGTTTTGGGTGTACTGGTTCTATATTTAAATCATTTCTAACTCCTACAAAAATTGTTCTCTTTCTCATCTGTGGAACACCCAGCCATTGAGCATCTAAGACCTTACATTTTACGTTGTAACCACAATCACGCAGTTTAGAAAGAATGCGTTTGAAATAACCTTTAGCTGTACCTTGTACAAGACCAGCAACATTTTCTGCTACAAAAACTTTTGGTTGTAAACCATTTAATATTCGAGCATATTCAAAAAATAAATCATCAACTCTTTGGGTTGTTTCACTATATTTTTTTTCCTTACCCCAACCAGCTTCACGTTTACCACCGATAGAAAAAGCAGCGCAAGGCGGACTACCATCAAATAGATCAAGCTCGCCTTTTTTTAAATTAATTTTATCTAAAATATCATCTGCAGTAATTTTTCTTATATCGCTTGGATCAAGAAAACTGTTTGGGTGGTTAGCTTTATAAGTTTGTCTTGCTGATTCTATAAATTCGTTTGCATATACAACTTTATATCCAGCAATACGATAACCAAGACAAGAACCACCGCAGCCAGAAAATGTTGAAGCAACTTTAAAACCATTCCATGGTGTTGCTTGTATTTCTTTCATAGAAGGTATTTTGTATTCTGGTTTAGGCATAGATGCCTTTTGCGATTCTGTTATAGATACCAATTGGTGATTTTGAATTAGGTTTATACTTAGAAATTACCGCATTTCCAACTGTTTCTGCAATCTTGCTGTCACCAAGTTGTAAGTTTGTATGTGGTTTTATTTTTAAACAATCTAATTCTGGATAATGCTTGCGTATAACTTCTTTTTGTCTTGGTTTATTTAATTCTTGCCAATTTTTATTTATCCATAAAGAAAAAACAGAAGGATAAAAGTATGGATTACAAAGTTGTATTTTATTTAACTCACAGAGTTTCATTAATCGTTTAGTGCCAGCAGATTCTAGGTCTGCAAAATAATCTTGTCTAAATTTTTTAAATTTTAACTCATCTTTTGAATAATGTATCATTGCTTTTTTAGAAAGCCCAAAGTGGCCATCAGCAGCAACACCTGTCACAAGTGTCTCATCTTTAAATTCTTTCATTATTTTTATTAAATAGTAAAAAGGAAAAAGACACTCTATGGCAGTTTTTTTCCTACAACCTACTTTTTTTATAAGATATTTTACAGTCTCAACAATCTCATCTTGTTTGTCAGGTAAAAAAACAGGTACAAATGTAAGGCTAAATTTATATGCAAGTTTTCTTGCTGCTTCAAAGTCAGATGAAAATTTTTCTTTTCCAAAAGTAAATGAATATATTCGTACTTTTTTTTCTACATCAAGAGCAGATAAAACAACAGAAGAAGAGTCAATACCACCAGATGTTGCAACACAAATTTCTTTTGGTAATGGTTTTATTATTTCTTGTAAAAGAGTTCTTATATTATTTTGCTTTTCCACTCCACTCATAGCCACAAGAAGGACATCTGTGTTCAGTTTCTATATCTTCATCAACATCTTTAAAATCTTCGGGTGCTTCTGCATCTGTCCTATCGTCCATTAGTTCTGTTAAATCTTCTGGTTCAAACCATGGGTCTATTTCATGTTCCATTGATAAATGATGAAGCATTGAAGCGTCCCAATCGGACAAGTCAGATGTTCTGTTATCTGCAAGAGCAAGACCAACTTTTTGATCTTCTGTAAGTCCAGTACGTTTTATTGCAATAATCTCTTTGCCATCTGATTCAATAACACGAACATTTTCTAAGCCAGCAGCTTTCGCACCTTCTACAGTTCCATTGCCAGCTAATATACGGCCATCTTCATCAATAACTATTGATCTTGCTGCACCATATCTTTCTAATGATTCTTGTATTAAAGACGCAGAGCGGTCTGTTCTTTTTCTAGCGTTTTTATGGTCAGACTTAAGTTCGTTAATTTTTGTCATTAGTTTTTTGCATTGATTTTACGATAGCTTTTTCTGAAGGAAAAGAAAACAAGCCATCAACCTTAGTTAAGTTTTCTTTTACAACTTCTATGTAGTAAGGTGTTTCAACTTTCTCTCCATTTGCTCTTTTATTTCGTAGTTGGTTTACATCTTTTGCAGTTTTTTCCCAGTTTTGTTTTCTCTCTGTATGTATTTGCCTTATCTTTTCTTTTTCCATAGAAAAACCAACAGGTTGTGGTTCTCCTCTAATAGATAAAACAGTATTTATATTTCCATGGTTATCTCTAAAACCTTTTTTGGTTTTATCTTCATCAGTTTCTTTTTCATAAGCAGCTTTACAATGACAAATAATTGCTAAATCTTGTCCACCGCAAATATTTCCTTTTTTATCTCTGTCATAGTCTGGAATAAATCTATTAACAAAACCATCTGAATTAGATACTAAACCAGAGTCATAACAAGCAAAACATTCTACTTTTGGAATATAAAATGTAGTGTCTTTATCTAATGCGGTTCTTCTGTAGTTAACTGTCATTGGAGGTTAAAAGGGTACGTCTTGGCCATTAGGTTTATCTTTTTCCCATGGCTTTTTATTAGTTGTATCAGACTTTCTTTGTTTGTACAGGGCTTCTGCTTTATTTTTTACATATCCTTCATAGCTTTCATCTCTTAACCATCTAAAGCAATTAGGAAAACAAACAGCAAACCCACCTTTTTTCTCTGTTTGTCTTTGTTGAATAATTGCTAATTCTAAACAGTTTTGTAAATATGGTGCTGTCTTCTTTTTCATTATTCTCTGATACTCTGCCCATGCCTTTGGTTTATTTTGGCCACTAGCTCTTTTTTTTATAGCAAGGTAAGTTTCCCAAAATAAAAGAAAGTCATCAGAATAATCTTTTTTAGTATATTTTTTATCTAGTTCTTTTGTATCTAGTTTAGTTGTATCTAGTTTGGTGGCATCTGCTGCTATGGGGCATGGCATATTCTGCCATGGGGGCATAGCATTTGCTGCAGGGGTGCAGGATTTGCCACGCCTATTAATACTAGGTTCTGGTACATTAGCTAAATGCCAAACAGTCACTTTATATAAATTGCTACCCTGTTCCCCATTACGACCCTTTTGATGTGTTCTTTCTAAATATCCTAAAGAAACAAGTTGGTTAACAACTTTCTGTGCTGTTCTTTTAGAAATACAAGCATTTTCTGCGATAGTCTTTAAAGCTGGCCAACATTGTTGATCGTTTTTATTTGCATAACTCTGTATTACCCAAAGTACCGCTAGTTGATTTGGTTGTATTTTACCTCTAAGATTTGTTGGTAAAGCAGTAAATTGATACCCCTGTGGATTAAATGACATCTTTTAAATTCTCTGTAAACGGCATTGAAGCTGCTCCGCAGGGCAGTAAAAAGTATATAGGTAATGGAAGAATGATTGAAGTAAGTAAAAGAGTAAAACCATGGCGAGAGGCGGTTAAAAGAGAGGCTATAAAAATTAAGCAACCAGCTATAACTAAAGCTTGTTATGTAGAGGCCACTTTTCGGTTTAAACGTCCGAAGGCTCATTATTACTCAAATGGCAGTCTCCGTACAGGGTCACCTAGAAATGTTACGATTCGAAGAAATGACTTGGATAAACTTGTAAGGTCTAGTTTAGACGCTTTAAGCGGAATTACTTTTTTAGATGATTCTCAAGTAACAATTCTTACAGCGAAAAAGAGATATTGTGAAGAAGGAGAACAAGTAGGTGCAGATATATTAGTCGTAGCATTGGAAGAATAATCAGGGGATAGATCAGTCAACCTCGCCGAGACTGCCCTGCCATTACAGCTTTCAGCCCTCGTGTTGCAATGGGCATCAGGCTCCCTGACTATTTTTATTGTACACTTTATACAAAAAAAAGCTGCCCTGTAAAGGGCAACCTTTGTGTTTCTTAGGCGTAAACATATCGGCCAGTACCGGCTGCAATGTTTTTTCTAGCTATAAAGTTGATAAAGCTTTCTGTAAGAGTGTAAAGGTCTGGACCTTCATAAACGTGATCTCTGTACTCTATAAATAAAACGCCTTTGGCTTCTAAGCTACTGATTAAACCAGCTATCTGGTGCTTTGTAAAGTCTGTTGTTTTTAAAGCATCTCTTAATGTGAAACAAGTAAGAGCAGGGTCGCCATCTACATTTTCATAGCCAGTTTCTTCAAAAAAGTATTCAAACTTAATATCACCACATTCAGCTAGTTTAAGTTCTTTTTCAGTTAGATCGAAAGTGTTAGTCATTGTTTGTTTGGGGGTTGTGGGATCTCTCCCTATGACTATATTATAATTAAAGTTTCCCTAAGATGTACCATATAGTGTTCGGTATTTTAATTGGTGCAAGAAAGCTGCCCGATTAAGAGCAGCTTGTATTTAATCTTTTTTCCAGTAACCATAGACGCATCTTTGGCCACCTCTGGAACAATCATAGGTGTCGTTTATAACTCCATCTATGACTGTTGTATAGTGCCTACTTACTACACAGATAATTGTACCTTTTGGTAATTCTTCTGCTGTTAAGTGAACCTTACAACCTGTTCCTATACCCATTGTTGATACCCAACTAAAGCCTAAAGATTTCATGTAATCCTTAAACCATTTTCGCTTAGTACTTATGCCACGCCTTGCTGTTTTCTTTCCATCACTCTTTGTTGACCTTTTGGTAATCCTTTGAGTAGCGTTACCTTCAGCAAGTCTGTCATAAACTTCTTGGTAAGGGAGGGAAGCGGCTATTGCCACCGCTCTTGTAACGCAGTCACCGGTTCTACCTTTGTAGCCGGCTTCTGCTCTACCACCATCATTGAAATGGAAGCTTGTCATAATCTTAAAATATCGAGGTTCAATAAGGACAATCTCTTGCCCTTACTACCATTATACCATACTGTTCCCCTATTTCTACCCTAGATGCACCAGTTCATAAACCGAACATTTTGTCTGTACATACACTTTAGGGAGAGTTATAGTGGATACATAGGGCAGAGATGCTCCCAACCTCAAAAAAACTAATGAGCAACCAAACACTAACAGTTCTTAACCAAAAGCAGTTAATTGAAAAGCAAGTAAAGCTTTACAGAGACTTGCTAGACCAAAATTTAGAAAATTGGTATAACAAGCAAGGCTATCAAAGAAAATCTAATGAAAACCACATTATTGAAACTGGTCGTAAGTACTTCAAAGTTCTTCGTGGTGAAAATGGCAGCAGAAGTGTTCATGCTTTTATAGATAAAACCAATGGAAATGTTTTTATGGCTGCCACATATAAAAAGCCAGCAAAAGGTGTTAGATATAACCTTATAAATCAGATAAGCCTTAGAGCATTATTACCAAACTTAGATCCATTCGGTGGGTATCTTTATATGGATAAAGCAATAGCCAACCATCAGAAAGAAGGTGTAAAAATACAAGAGGTGGTTGCATGACTACCTCTAAACGAATGACTAAAGCAGAAGCAGTTAAACTTTTCAGACACATCTACAAAATCAAAGCCATACAACTTGGCTACAGAAAAGGCGACGAAGTCGCAAAGCGTACCGAGTGGAACGATTACACAGATGCCCTTTGCAAAGATGGTCTTATATCAACTAACCAGTACAACAATTGGAGTCACCCTTTTTAAAAAAATGAAACTACTTACAAAAGAAATCCTTAAAAAACTTCCAAAGCTTTACAGCCAACCAGCACATGATGACCTATCACAAGAAATGGTCTTTTATGTAAAGCTATTCACACCCGACAGCAACTGGACTTGGTTCATTGCTGAATACGACCCAGAGACAGAAATTGCTTGGGGTTTGGTAAAAGGCCACGAACAAGAGTTTGGTTCTTTCGATATGAAAGAAATAAAAGAACTAAGAGGTCCTTTTGGTTTACCAGTTGAAAGAGACATCTGCTTTGAACCTATAAAAGAAAAAGAACTTTTATTGAAAATTTCTAACGGTACAGATTAGATGTATTGTAAGGCGAAAAAACTGCCACCATTTGATGTTGTAAATGAACTTCTTACTTACAACATCTTTACTGGTGTATTTAATTGGAAAATTAATAAAGCAAATAAAAAAGCTGGTTCAAAAGCAGGCTATTTAAAAAAAACTGGTTACATTTATATTTCAATAAATAAACAAGAATGTGCAGCACATAGAGTTGCTTGGTTATTAGTAACTAAGAAAGACCCATGGCCTTTTGAAATTGACCACATTAACCATAACAAAAGTGATAATACTTTTAAAAATTTAAGAAAAGCAACCATACAACAAAATAGCTCTAACAGATTAAAAGGTATTAATAATACCTCTGGCCATAAATCAATTACTTATCTAAATCATCAAACTTTAAATCCATATGTAGTTTGCATACATCAACAAAATAAAAGTCATTATGTTGGTTCATTTTCTACATTAGAAATGGCAATAAAAGCAAGAGACAAAAAAGGTAAAGAGTTGTATGGAAAATTTTATAACCCTTAAATGTTACACCAATAAACAAACCGAACATGGAAGGGTAGCCAATAGGGAAAACCCTGTCTATAATTGAAGTATAGGGCGAGAGCCTACAAACCTCAAAACAATGAATCAACTACAACAAGAGATAGACCAAGTAAAGGTCAAATTTCAAGAAGCACAAAACGGCTACGCTTTCTGTTGCGCTACTGGTGATTTTACAGAACTAAGCAAGCACAAAAAAAATGTTGCTAAATACAGAAAGCAACTTTCATTCTTACTAAGACAGAGGGCAAACGCATGAGAAACTTTTTTTTATACCTAGCAGTCGGTGGTATTTTTTATACCGCTTTTACTTCTTCACTACAAGACATGACCAAAGCAGATTGTCTTGCTGGTGTACAAGCAGCCTGTACAGAGGTAGCTAAATGGTAAGAGACATACAAAAGATTCTTGAAACTTTACAAGAACAAGAGAAAAAACAAAATACAAGCAAGCTTGAAATCGTTCATGGTTGTATAGAACTTACAAACATGGTAAAAGATTTTAGTGAAAATACCACTGAATGTATGATGGCTCTTGATAAAAAAATAGATATTATCAAAGAATTTATTATTGAACAAGCTGAAAAGACAACAGAACTACAAATTAAAATTATTCAATTAGAGGATAAACTTAATGCCAAAAACTAAACCAGAATACATACCAGCAGAGGTATATCATGCAGATCCAGCTTATTCTGCTAGTGATCTGAAGCTTATTACAAGCACTTGTCCACAAGTATTTTATCAAAGTAAATACGAACAAAAAAAGTTAGAACACGAACCAGCTTTAAAAAAAGCATTTAGAACTGGTGAGCTATGCCACGCATTTACTTTAGAACCAGATAGGGCTAAAAAAGCGTATGGTGTTTGTCTTAGCAGATCAACTAAAGCTGGTAAGGCACAAGCAGAAGAAATGGCAGCAAAGGGCATAGAACCAATTACTGCACAAGAGTATGAACTTGCTAGTAATGTTGCTAATGCTGTCAGAGATCACCCAATCGCAAAGAAACTTCTTGCAAATGGTTTTGCAGAACAAAGCTTTTGGAAAGAAGATAAAGAAACTGGTCTTACTTGTAAAGCAAGATGCGACTTTCTAAATGGCGATACAATTATCGACCTTAAAACAACTGGCGAGGGTAATAGTAATCCCGACAAGTTTATTAAATCAATAGCAAACTTTCTTTATCACCTACAAGCTGCTCATTACTTAGAAACTATTGGTGCAAAGCGATTTGTATTTATAGCAGTTGAAAAAGTCTATCCATATGCCATAAGCATTACCGAGCTAGATGAAGATGCTCTGGCTGAAGGTAAAAAGCTAAGACAAGAAGCATTACGACTTATTCAAGACTGTCATGCTGATGCATATTGGCGTGGCTATTCAGAAAAAATTCACAAACTCAGCCTACCAAAATGGGCTTACAAACAAAACTAAAACTATGACAGAAACAACACCTATTGCTGCATTAGCAGAAGCTTTGCAAAAAGCGCAAAAAGAATTTCCATCAATGGGTAAGACTAAACAAGTTGGTGTAGGTTCTTTTGGTTATAGCTATTTACCACTTGAGCAAATGCTTTCTTTGGTAACACCTGTTCTTCTTAAACATGGTCTTTGTCTTTCTCAAGGATTTGGCTGTAGCTCTACAGGACAAACACTTATAGTTACAAGACTTTTACATAAAAATGGTGCTTTTATAAAAAGCGAACTGCCAATATTTTTATCTGAAAGAGATATGGCAAACCCTAAGAAAAACCAAACCCATAATTGGGGTGGTGCTGTTACATATCAAAGAAGATACAGTATAAAACTTATCTTAGGTCTTGAGACTGATATGGATTTTAATATGGAAGAAGAAGAAAAAGTACAAGAAAAAAATGTAAATAACGGTGAAGTAATAGAAACTTTACGAGAGCAAGTAAAAGCAAAAACATCTAATAAATCAGATACAGATGTTACTTTTGGTCTTGCTAAAAATGCAATATTAAATGCAAAAAGCAAAGAACAACTTACAGATCATCAAAAAAATATTGCAACTAGATTTGCACAAGGTAAACTTACTCTTACACAAAAAGAACAACTAGAAACTCTTATTGTTAACAAATTAAAGGTGCTTAAATGATAGAACAAGACCAACCATATTTATCTACCAAAGACCTTGCTGAACGCTACGGCATCACACAAAGAACCATAAAAAAATGGCGAACTAATACTAGGCGAGGTAAAGCAGAAGGTCCACAATGGTATGACGTACCACGACAAGCAACTGCTTTAGGGCAACCGCTTATACGTTATGCCCTCCCACAAGTTTTAGCGTGGGAAGAAACAAATTCAATTACACCAATTAAATCTTTTTAAATTATGGCTTACGAAAATCTATTCTCTGGACGTTTAGTTCTTTTTAATAATTCTGAAAAAAAATCAGAAAAATCACCCGATATGAGTGGAACTGTTGAATTTACCTTGTCAAATGCTATGGCTTTTGCGGAGTGGATTACAGGACAACCAGGTGAGGAAAATTATGCTGGCGATACAGTTATAAAAATTCCTGTAAGTGCTTGGCATAGAGAATCAAAAAAAGGTACTGGCTTTATATCAGGGCAAATATCAGTAGCAAAACCTGTTGCAGAAGAATTACCTTTTTAAGTTATGAAAAGAACTGAATCAGAATTTATTCAAGCTAAATTTTTTGATGCTTATGATGAATCAACATCTAACAGAAAATCAACTTTAAGTTTACTTGCTGTTTATCAATTATTTCATGATGAAAATGGCCACTGGTGTCTTTTTAAAAATAATCTTGGTATTGACTGTGATAAACATAAAGATCAGGATCATGCAGAAGAGTTAATTCAATCAGAAGATATATTTGACTTGTTTCGAGTGTTATCTGAAGAACAATTTAAGAATCATAAAAAGCACTACAACAAAGAATATAAATATCAAAATGAGGACGTTGAATAAATGACAAAAGTTCTTAAAAAAGTATCAAATCCAAAACTTCCTCATAATGTAGCAGTATTTCAAGACCATCTTTCTCTTGGTCTTGAGTGCTTTGAATTAGATTGGTTTGATTTTAGACCACATACTTGTGAAAATAAAGAATATGGTGTTGGTATTCTTTTCTCGCAATTAGACAAAAATCATATAGATTCTTGTGCAGCAAATCATGTAATTATTGTTTCAAATAAAGGATTACATTTTCCTAATGAAAAGTTAATGCCTTTTACGAATGAACAACCTCCTACAAAAATGGCTTTTTTAGTTTTATCGGCAATGGTTATGCAAGAGCCATTATATTTTGAATGCCCTTGTTGTGATAACTAGGTGAGAAATAATTATGAGAGAAAGTTTAAAAGACTTAAGAGGTAAGCTTGTCGCTTGGCATGGTTGGGAAACAAGTCAAAGACATAACAGAACATGGATTTGTATTTCTAAAGCTTATGTAATCCAATGGGATAGAAATGCTGCAATACAGAAAATTGTAGAAAAAAAAGGTGGTTTTTACTTAGATCATTTTTGGTTAAGTGGTGATAAAAATACAATTGAACCACAACCAATAAAGCTATACAACAAAGTTGGCGGTGTAGGTATTGTACGAACATACATGAGAAAAAATGGCTCGATTGACTACACAATTAAAATGCCATCTGACCTATGGAATGTAGAAAGTTTTATTGATTTATATAATGAGGAATATAAACAAACAACACCAAAACAAAAAATAGAAAGATTAAATGAAGGTTTAAAACATATTAAAGACCATGAAACAAATAGTGAACATATTTTATATGGAATTACTAGATCAATAAGTAGTTTAAAAAATGAACTTTTAGAGGAAAAAAGATATATAGAAAATTCTGTAAATGCAACAGAAAAGGCTTTGAAAACTGCAACTATGAATGGCAAATGTTCTAAAATAAACTTATTTAAAAATAAAAAAATAGTAAAAGCAAAAGGGTTTTAATAATGAGTAAACATCACCCAAAATCAGCACTTAAACTAAAAAGACTTAAAGAAAATAGACTTAAAGAATTAGAAAAAAAACTTTTAGATATTACATTAAAAGGTCAAGATCATTATGTTTTTATTGATGAAAATAATAAAGCGCAACTTGTTTATAAAGATGGCAAATGGATAAGTGAAAATATTTTAAAAGAAATGGCAAAATATAATTATTTTGTTGATAAAACAAAAAAAATGATGATAAAAGACTTTAAAAAAGAAGAATTAGAGGCATACTGTAAACAATATGAAAACTAATTTATGAATACAAAAGATCAAATAGTTGCTGCAAAAAAACGTATAAATGAATTAGAAATATTAATTAAATATTGGTCGATGAAAAAAACTATTGAAAAACAAAGACAGTATCAAATTATCTAAAAAATCTTTTTTGTACTTTTTTAAAAAAACTTGGTTTTTTCATTTTTCTTATCTCTGCAACTGCAACCATAGCTTCAAGTTCAACTAAATGACCAAGAACAGAAGCAAGAAAAACATCTTGTTTCATTTGATGTCTTATTAAATGTGTACAGTATTTTTTTACATTATCAATATCATTACTAGCCATTACATCTCTGCAACGCATTTCAACAGAAAGTTGTAACTCTGCTGGTGCCTCTTCTATTTCAATGTTTAAAAATTTACTATTCATTTTACTGGAAATAATTTTTCTTCAATCATTTTTACGATTGCATCATCTATATCATTATCTGATTTAGAAACCAAATCTTTTAAAAGAGATAAGGCAGCTTTACGTAAGGATTCAGATTTACCAAACTTGATAAATAAGCCAATAAAAAATTTAGACATAATTTTTGTGTTACTTTCCAAACATACCAATATTTGCTATTTTTGGCTAACTACCTATATTAGCTTTAAAACGCTATCTCCTCACACATTTAGGTAGTTACCTTATATGGAAGATCAAGAACCAAGTAAAGTAGAAACTATTGTCAAAATCTGTATTTTAATTTGGAGTGCAACACTGCTATCTCTTTCATATTACGAGCCGCCAAGCGGTAAAAAAATTGTAGATTTTGACCCGACATTTATTGCAAGTATTTTTTCAGCGTCCACTGCCTCACTAGGTTTATCAATTAAAGGTAATAGAAACAACAAACAAAAAGACGTTATAGTAGATAATAAGAACAATAATGTAGGTATTAAATGAAAAAATTATTACCACTTCTTTTATTATTGCCTAATGCAAGCTTTGCAGATATAACTCAGAAATTTACAACATCTGCACAGATCACTGTAGATATGCCTTACAGCGTTACAAATAAGCTTGGTACGACTTATTCATTATCAGGAAATAATATTACCCCTTCTGTGACTTCTGGAGGATCTACAACCTCTGGAGCTATCGGTGGATTGAATCTTGGTAGTTTAACTGATGGCGTTCCAGCTTTGATACAAACTGATAAAGCTATTACAACAGCAGGATCTGCTTTCTCAATAACAGAATCTGTAACAATGGGCGATGCAACTCCATCGGCTGTCACCCCATCGGCAGGGATAGCTGCATTGCCCCATCTTAGTGGACAGACAACAGTTGGTTCAGGTGGTACAGCAGGATCACTTGGTATGACTAGCGTTTCGTCAGGAATCCATACCTGTAGTGCTGGATCAAGTGGTACTAGCTGTATAGGCTCAACAACAGTTACAATAACAATTGACTAAATTTTGGCTGCTATTTTTATTAATATTCCCTTTAAAATCACTTGCAA